AACAACAAACTTTTACCCAAGCACAGCTTGATAATATTATCAAATCAAGATTAGATGCTGAACAAAAAAAACATCAAAGAACATTAGATGATGCAAAGAAAGCCGAGCAAGATGCTTTTAAAGAAAAAGAAGTTAAGGAAGCTAAATCAAAAGCAGAACTTGAAAAGCTTATGCAACAAAGAATATCTGAAAGAGATACAGAAGTTTTGAAATACAAAAATGCTCTTAAAGAAGAAAAGATAGATAACAATTTATTATCTGTTGTATCTCAAAACCAAGCTATCAATCCAAAGCAAGTGGTTTCTTTACTTAAAGATGAGATTAAATTAAATGACGATAACCGAGTAGAAATACTTGATAATAATAATAATATTCGTTATAACGAAAAAGGAAACCTTTTAACAATCGAAGAGAGAGTTAAAGAATTCTTACAGGCGAATCCACACTTTTCCGTAAGTGGTAAATCTGGAACAGGAAGCCAGAGTTCAGTCGAGGGTAAAACTGTAAAACCTTTCAAGATTCAGGATTTAGACATGAGTAAGCCAGAAGATCGTGCTAAATATGCAGAGTATCGCAAAGAACGAGATTCAAAACCTACTCAAATTAACTTAAACAAATAATAATAAAGGATAAGAACAATGGCAAATGAAACAACAGCGTCAACGCTTTCAGAACTATATACTGAAATCGTGGCGGAAGCTTTATTTGTGGCTAGTGAGAAATCACTTATGCGTGGGTTGGTAAAAAACTATGCAATTACCGGAGGCGGTAAGAGTGTGGAAGTACCAATTTATGCGGTAGTGAGTGCGGCGGCTGTAAATGAAGCAACTGATTTGTCCAATACTCAAATTGATCCATCTTCTGTTACGATAACAGCAAGTGAAATTGGAATCATGACAACATTAACGGATTTAGGTAGAAATGCCTCTCCTCGAAATGTTGCCGCTGATATTGGCAAATTATTCGGAGAAGCTATTGCTAAAAAAATAGATGTAGATTTAACTGCATTATTTGATGGCTTTAGTAAAGTTGTAGGTGGTGCGGCTGTTGCTTTTTCTGCAGCAAAGCTTTTTGAAGCTTTAGCAGAATTAAGAACTCAAGCAGTACCAACTGACGATCTCTCTTGTGTGGTACACCCATACATTGCCTATGATCTAAAAAGTGCAATAACTAATACCTATGCTAATCCAAACCCAACTGTAAATGCTAATCAAGCAATGCAAACTGGGTTCGTGGGAAGAGTTGGTGGAGCAAACGTTTATGAAAGTTCCAATATCTCCAACACAGGAGCAGCGGGCGATTATAAAGGTGCTTTATTTCATAGAGATGCTCTAGGTCTTGCTATCATGCAAGATGTCAAAATTGAAACTCAAAGAGATGCGAGTTTAAGAGCAGATGAGCTTGTAGCAACTGCGGTATATGGAGTTAGTGAATTACACGACACTTATGGTGTTGAATTGTATAACGATTCCTCTATCATATAATAAATAGTTACTAGAGGCGAGAAATCGCCTCTAGTGCAAAATAGAAAAGGAAAAACATGGTAAAAATAATATCCAATGTTACGCTTGTTAAATTAACAAACGGAAAAAAGATTATTGAAAGAAGCAAACTACAATATGAAGCCAATATAAAACACTTTGCGATGAGGGGTTTTAAATTAGTTTCAGATAAGGTAGAAGAAGTTAAAAGCGATGCTGAAAATATCGTTAAGTTAAAACCAAAGAAAAAAGGAAAAAAGAAATGACAAAATATTGGAAACTAGCAAAAGATAATCCAAAGATTGCGATTGCGATAGTTGTAGTTATTATTGCCATTATTGCTTTAATTAACTAACATGGCTAATTTTACTGGTGCGGATGTCATAGCGGCTTCTGACATAACTGCTTATCAAACAGATGCGTTTGATTTTGGTATTGCTAGTGGAGCAACAGTAGTAACCGATTGGTTAGCCCAAACTACCAATGACATTTTCAGAGATTTAAGAATTAAATGGTGGCCGATTTATAAATCAAATGTCTATACTGACATCACAGTTTTAAATACTGCTGAAATGGTTAATACTAAAGTTGACCTTGACCAATTTGAAAGGGCTGGGGTTTATCTATTTTTATCAAGATTTTTTTTACCAGCTTTAACTAAATTTAGACCAGAAGCAGATAAAGACCGATTTGAAAGAATGATTGAGTTTTATTCTTCATCTTATCTTAAAGAATTTCAATCAATATTAGACGATGGGGTTAGTTATGATAGCGATGCTGGTGGAACAATCTCTGCTAGTGAAAGAGAACCTTTGCATAGCTATAATCGTTTGACTCGATAAATGGCTGTTAAAATTAAGTTAAAAACGAATCAAAAATTAGTAGCAAAAAACTTTCAAAGACTTGCAAAGAAACTTCCTCGATTTATTGATAAAGGACTCCTACAAGCTGGATTTCATTTATTAGATATTATCAGAACTAAAAGTGCCAGAGGACAGGACTTTAGGGGTAGTCCTTTTGCACCTTATTCAGAGGGTTATTTAAAACGATTACAAAGAGAGGGTAAAAAGATAGCAGTAGATTTATTCTATTCAGGTCGAATGTTAGGTGCTTTAACTCCTGGTGGAAAAACTGTCAAAAAAATAAGAAATAATTTTGTTAGTGTTTCTTTCTCTAATTCCCAAATGCAACAAAGGGCATTATTTAATCAAGTGTTAAATGAACCTAAAAGAGAATTTTTTGGCTTTAATTCAAGAACAGAAAATATTATAGGTAAAGCATTTAATAGATTTGTAGAAAAACAAATAAGGGCAACAAGAATATGAGTGCAAGAGAAAACATAGCAGATAATATTAAAACAGTTATAGATGCCATTAGTAGTCCTGATGTTAAGCTTTGCACAAGACAACCTTTTGAACTGGAAGAATTATCACAAACACAATATCCGGCAGTTATTGTTCAAACCTCCGAAGAATTAAGGGAAGATCAAGAATTAGGAAGTGGTGCTAAAACTAGATCAGGCACTATTGATTTTGTTATATTGGGTTTTGTTAAAGGCAGTAATACCAATATTGATACATTAAGAAACGCTTTAATAACAGCGATTGAAACTGCTTTAGAAACTGATATAACGAGAGATTCCAACGCACTCGATACTGAAGTTGTCCAAGTCGAAACCGATGAGGGTACTTTGTTTCCGGTAGGTGGGATTAGAATGGTTGTAAGATGTATGTATAAATATAATGCTGGTACTCCATAATGGATAAAAAATTAGATAAAATAATCAAGAAGATAAATCAAATAGAAAAATTACACGATAAAGAATCTATGCTTTGCGAAGAAGTTAAAGATTTGGTAGAAGATATAAGAGAAGAATATTCCGAATCCGAAGATGAAGATTTTGATACTGAAGATTTAGAGGATGACGATGTTGACGAAGAAGAAGAAAAGGAATAAAAGAAATTATGGCTAAAGATATTGAAATAATAAAAGGAACAAACAAGATTATAATAAGTCAAAATAATCTTGCACATTACGAAAGTCTTGGTTATAAAGTTTTGGGGAAGCAAGAAATTGTTAAACCTAAAATACAAAAAGAAGAAAAAGATAATAAGGAGAAAAAATGGCGGTAGTTCACGGAAAAGAAGGTGTTGTTAAAGCTGGTGGAACAGCAATAGGCGATCTTACTGGTTTTACATTAGAAACAACTGGAGATGTTGTTGAAAGCACAGCATTATCAGATTCAGATAAATCTTTTACTGCTGGAAGAACTTCATTTTCAGGAAGTCTTGATATGAATTTCAACAGAGCAAATGCACAACAAGCAAGTTTGTTAGCTGGTTCTAGTATTGCATTTATTGTTTATCCAGAGGGTGCTGATTCTGGAGAAAGAACTTATTCTGGTTCAGGAATTGTAACTGGTATGAGTACGTCTAATTCAATGGATGGTATGGTTACTAGATCAGTTACGTTTCAAGGTAATGGAACATTAACAGTAAGTACAGTATAACTTAATTTATGGCTGAAAAAGTCATCGACAGAGTTAAATCACATTTCGAAACTCTACAAACACTTACTATTGAAGTGGAGGAGTGGAAAGATGTTAATGGCAATCCATCTGTCTTTTATTCAGAACCTTTAACTCTTGAAGAAAAAAATAAGATTTTTCAAAAGTCCAATAACTTCCAAGACTTAACTGTTTTGGTTGATCTATTAATTATGAAACTTCAAGTTAAGGATGACAAAGGCGAATTAAAAAAAGCTTTTGAACCTGAAGATAAATTCTCTTTAAGAAAAAAAGCAGATTCAAATGTTATTGCAACAGTAGCCAATAGAATCCTTGCTGATACCAATTACGAGGTGGCCGAAAAAAAATAGTTAGCGACCCCTCAACAAGGTCGCTTCTCGTTGTAGCTGACCGACTCCACATTACCATCCAACAAGTTTTACAAATGCCAGTCAGCCATTATAATCTTTGGTTAGCTTACTTGAAAAAAGAACAAGATGAGTATAAAAGTCAAGAGAGAATGGCTAAACATAGAAGATAATAAATGGCACAGAAATTAAAAATAGA